TCAATATACATCATTAACAGATACACATAAGTACTTGTATTCTTTAGATTATGCTGAGAATAACACATCAAGCATAACGGATGCAGAAAAGCAAATCCATGTTAAAAATAATTGGGATAAATTTTTTAAAGAACATAAAAAAACATACATACATTTATGAAAATATTATATAACTATCCATCCCGATCCCGCCCTGCGCTATTCCGCAGAGGTGTAGAATCCATTATTGAAAATTCAGATTCAGCTAACTTTGAAATACTGGCTATTGTAGATGACAATGATTTAAGTTTAAAGGATTATGATTTTGATGGATGCACTGTTTTAATAGGTTCATCTAAAAGCAAGGTAGATGCTATCAACAGGGGACACGAATACATTTTAAATAGCAATGCTGATATTATTGTGAATATGTCAGACGATATGATGTTTACGAAAAAAGGATTTGACAGCGATATTATGGATGCTATTGGTAATAATTGGGATCAATGTATTCACTTCCCCGATGGCACAACTGGGGATAAGCTTATTTCATTATCAATAATTGGAATGGAATATTACTCGCGATTTAATTACATTTATCATCCTGATTATTATTCTGTATATTGCGATAACGAAACAATGGATGTTGCAAAGATTTTGAAGTGCTATAAATTTATTAATGAAAATATTTTTGTACATTTGCATCCTGCCAATGGGAATGCGTTTAATGATGAGCAATACCGATATACCGAGAGTTTTCATCCTATTGACCAAGCAACCTACTATAAACGCAAAGCACTGAACTATGGACTTTAAGCTGTCAATATTAATCCCAACATTAAAGAGCAGGACAAACCAGTTATTGAATGTTGTTTCAATTTTAAACAAGCAAATAAAAGACTGCCAAGCATTCGGAATGGTAGAGATATTAATTGATGAAGATAACAGAGAATCAACAACAGGGGCAAAGCGTAACAGACTAATTGAAAATGCTAAAGGTAAGTACACTGTATTCATGGATGACGATGACGAACCTAGCAATAATTATATTAGTTTAATTTTAAACGCTATTGAAAGCAATCCCGATGTAATACCGATTAATGGTTACATGAGTACAAATGGACATGGTCAGAAGTTTTGGGATATGGGTTTGGGTTTTGGTTATGGTATAAAATATTTAAACGGATTGCAGGTGTTTGATAGATTTCCGAATCACATTGCACCAATGAAAAAAGAATTAATAAAAGATTTTAAGTTTTTGAATGTTACTATTGGCGAAGATTACGAATGGGCTAAACGTATAAATGATTCAGGTGTTTTGAAAACAGAATCGAGAATAACAGAACCAGTTTATCATTATAAATTTGTTGAAAATAAATAATATGTACTCACAAAATCAAGAGGAGCAATACATCCTTAATCACTTTAAAGACAAACAAGGCACGTTCCTGGACTTAGGGGCTTATGATGGCAAAGAGTTATCTAACACTAGAGCCTTAGTTGAACTAGGATGGGCAGGTTGTTGTGTTGAACCACATCCAACTATCTGTGAACAACTAGAAAAAAACTGTATAGAATATAGTAAAGTATTCTGCTTTGAAATTGCAATCGGCAACAAAAACGGAATTTCCGAATTAAACGCTAATCCAACATATTACTCTACGTTAATTGATAGTGAAATGGAACGCTGGAAAAATACAGACTTTGAGTTTAAACCTATTGATGTGGAAGTGTTTGACTTTAAAACTTTCCAAAGTATTTCACCTTATAATACTTATGACTTTATTTCAATAGATTGCGAAGGTTTGGACTATGATGTTCTTAGTCAAATAGACTTAGACAAAGTTAAATGCTCGATGATATGCGTTGAAACAAATGGTAAAGAAACACAGAAATATATTGATTATATTGCTACCTTTAAAGATTTTAAAGTAGTTCATGTGAACGCAGAAAATTTAATAATGGCACGATGAAAAAATGTTTAATATCTTTTAGTTCGCATGGGCGAGAAAATTACAATGAAGCAATGCTTAACATGATAGCATCATGCGAGAACAAATGGATCGGTGATTACTTACTATATTCTTTTGATGGCTACTGCCCTGAATTTTTAGGAGTAAAAATTAATCTTTGCGAATCAATAAAGTTTCCGCAGCCAAAGGCATTCATAGCATCTGCTCATAGTGAAGTACCTTACCAGTTCAAACCTGCTATGTTTCAGATAGCTATTGAACAAGGCTATGAGCAAGTAGTATGGGTAGATTCAACTATACGAATGGTTAAGCATCCGCAGGAATTACTAGACCACGCTAAAAAATATGGAGTTTGTGTATTCGATAACTTAGGGCATCCGCTAAAGTATTGGTGTTCTGATGTTGCTCAGCAGAAGCAAGGTGTTACCAATGAGGAAATGGAAACAATGAAGCAGATTATGGCTTGTGTTATAATATTTGATTTCACTAATCCTAAAGGCAAAGAAATTTTTGAACGCTGGAAACAAGCTTCATTAGATGGGTATTCATTTAAGAATGAACTAAGCAATAGAGAAGGATTTAGAGATCACAGACACGATCAGGCAGTACTTAGCATGATTTGTGCAAAAGAATCTATCCCAGTGCTTCCTTATGGCTACCTAGTCTATCCTCCACACGATCAAACAAAAGAGTATGGAGATAATATTTACTTTATAAACAAGGGTATAAAATAATGGGAGTAACTTTATTTAGTTTAGAATTAATAGACAAAGTAATTGATAATAATAATATTACTAATGTTCTTGAATTAGGCAGTCAGAACCTATTTGATAAGGATTACGGATATATTACACCATTTGCATCTACATACTACGAATCAAAGGGTGTTGAATACACCTGCATTGATGTAGGAGGTTGCAACAATGCTTTGAATATAAATCTTGCCAAACCTGTCAAAATAGATAAAATATTTGATTTAGTTACTGATTTCGGTACGAGTGAACATATTGAAGTAAAAAGCAAACACAATGTAACAGCGTTCTATAACTGCCTAAAAACAAAGCACAATCTAACAAAAGAAAATGGATTTATTATTTCAGAGAATCCAAAGACTGGCAACTGGAGGGGGCATGGATACAACTATTATTCAACAGACTTCTATATTCAACTGGCAAAATCTAACGATTATGCTATATTAGAAATAGGGGAGCATCCTGCAATGGGTAACTCAACAGATGGGTGGAATGTGTATTGTGTAATGCAAAAAATAAATAACAAACCATTCATGACTTTAGCAGCATTTAAAGAACTTCCTATTTATGACAGTTGAATATTATAACAAGCTAATACCATACGCGGCAATCTGCGAACTATTCGCTAAATGTGGCGAATACAAAGGGGATGCAGATAGTTTAGTTCCTATTTATGAATCATTGTTTTCAACTAGCATTAATACAAGGTGTCCTGGTTGCTTAGGAGTGATGTTATTAGATGTAAATAATAAGATTAAAGAGTATGAACGGAATATGTAGAGTGTGTGAACTATTGGATACGGATATAAGTATCAAGAGAACATACTACTGTCAATCTTGCGATGCTAGAATATGTTACAAATGCAGACCTAATATGTGGAGAAGGGCAAAGGCAATGTTAATGGATTTAAAAGTAAAGAAATGAATTACACAATAAAAATATGGAATATTAATTCCAAAGGCAAAGAGAAAATTATTGAATTAAAAACATTCAATAATAGATTAGATGCTGAAAATTTTATTACTAAATACAAAGCTGAACTAAAACCATATAAAATGCTGCCTAAAACAACAACTTATACAATGGAATTATGATACTACACATAGGTACTTCATTCGCATTTGATATACCTTTAATAAAAGAATTTGAAGCTGTGATTTCGATTAATAAAAAAACAATTTTAATAATAAGTAAGAACTAAATGATTAAACTTTCCGACATAAAATCTAATCCAAACAATCCTCGACTTATCAAAGACGATAAGTTTAAAAAATTAGTTAATTCAATAAAAGAGTTTCCTAAGATGATGGATTTAAGACCTATCATAATTGATAATGATAGCATGATTTTAGGCGGTAATATGCGATTAAACGCATTATTAGAACTAAAGTATAGTGAAGTACCTAACGAGTGGATAAAGAAGGCTAAGGACTTAACAGAGGATGAAACAAGACGATTCATTATTGCTGATAATGTTGGATTTGGTGAGCATGACTGGGATTTATTGGCGAATGAATGGGATAGCGAACAGTTGATTGAGTGGGGCTTAGATGTTTGGAATAACAATAAACAAATTAATTTGAATGATTTTTTTGAAGAAAACAACGAACCAAAAGAAGAAAAATTTAAAATAATACTTGAATATACGGAGGAGGATTACGCAGAAATAACTGAACTTTTTAAAAATTATTCAGGTACAAAAGAAAAAATTGTGTTTAATTTGTTAAAAAATTAGTAAGTTTATAAAAAATATATAAATATGAAAGCTGAAGTTATTATTCAATTTGAAATCGAAGGTTATCACCATTATCCAAACGCACCAAAAAAAGTTAATTTTTTAGCAAATAATCATCGACATACTTTTTCTATTAAAGCAGGGTATTTAATTAGTGATTTAAACAGGGAAAAAGAAATTTTTATTGAACGTGATTACATTAAAGAATATTTAAACGAAAGTTTTGGAAGTCCTTGTGATTTTGAAAATATGAGTTGCGAAATGATTGCAAAAGAAATTTTAGAATACGGACAACCTGAACAAATGATTTGGTGTGAAGTGTGGGAGGAAAAAACAGGGGGTGCAAGAGTTGAATTATGATAGTTACAAATCAATCCAATCTCAAAGTACATTTTGCAGGGGCAGAACAAACTGATTTTAGTTATTGTTTAGCAACAGGAGCAGGTGTTAATTATTTTCTATTTACAGTTTTTGGTTTCATTGCTCATAGTTTAGGGATAAAACACGGAGGCTTTTGGAAAGGAACACCAATATTTAAAGAGTTTAAATATTTTAATACACGGCATTCAATAATGGATAGTGGATTGTTTACATTAATGTTTGGTGCTCATGCAGGAAAAAGAAGTGAAAAGGAAATAGAAATTTGGTATAATGCTTTAATAAAATTTGTTATTGACAATAATGTACAAAGTAGTTGTGTAGAAGTAGATTGTCAAAAAATATTAGGTACTGGTAAAGCATGGGAATTAAGAGAAAGAATGCGAAATGATTTGCCAAACAATAGAATTATAAATGTATTTCATAAAGAAGATGGTCAAAAAGGTTTAGAAAGAATGATTGAGTTTTCTGATTATATTGCAATATCAGTTCCTGAGTTGCGTTCATTAAAACAAAAGAAATATACTTATCATTTAGCACATTTTATAAAAAATAAAAAACCATCAATTGATATTCATTTATTAGGATGCACAGAAAAACAAATGTTAAAAGATTTAAACTTTTGTTCAACAAGTGATAGTACGTCTTGGTTACAAATAAATAGATATGGAAATATTGGTGGTAATAAAGAAAGAAATATAATTAGAAGTAAAATGGTTGAATTTGATAAAGTGGTTTTAGAAATGGGAACAAGATACAATAAAGAAATAACACCAAATAGATTAAGATATTATTCTAACTATATACTTAGTGCAAAATATAACAAACAAATCTATAATGACTATGCAGGGAATCAAGATTGAAAAAAAGTATCATTTCTATGCAGCACATAGAAACAAAGAAGCAGGAGAGAAGTGTGGAAGAATACATGGACATACGTATGAAGTAAAATGTTACTTTGAATTTAACGAAATTAATGAAGGAGGAATAACTTGTTTATTTAGTGATATAGATAAATTAGTTGAACCAATTATTAAAGAACATTGCCATTGGTTTTTACTTTATGATAAAGATCCTTTATGTGAGGTTTTAGATTTAGCTAATGAACTATATTTAAAGTTACCATTTGTTACTTCTGCAGAGAATATGGCAATGTGGTTATTTACAAGAATTAAAAATGAAACAAAGTTACCTATTATTAAAATTGAGTTAGCAGAAACCAAATCATCAAATGTAATATATGAAATTAAAAGTTAGTGAAATATTTTACTCGTTACAAGGCGAAGGAGCAAGAGCAGGAACACCAACAATTTTTATTAGGTTGCAAGGGTGCAAGGCAAAGTTTGCCTGTGCAGCAAGTGGTATAAAGTGCGATACCGAATTTGAAAGCGGTAAAGAATATTCATTGATTGAAATAGAAAACTGGATAACTTCCAATGCTGGCACTTGTAAAGAAATAACTTGGACAGGCGGAGAACCAACAGACCAACTGACAAATGAAATGGTTGCCTATTTTAAAAATGCAGGTTTCTTTCAAGCAATAGAAACAAGCGGATTAAATCCAGCGCCTGAGGGATTGGATTTTGTTTGTGTTTCGCCCAAAGTGGCAGAGCATATCGTTAGTAAAAATTTTCCTAATCAAATAACAGAATTGCGTTATGTAAGACACAAAGGGCAAGATATACCACAACCGCAAGCAAAAGCATTACATTATTGGCTTAGTCCACATAGCGATGGATTTACAATTAATAGTGAAAACCTAAAACATTGTATTGAATTATGCAAGCAATACCCTAAATGGAAACTATCAATTCAACAGCATAAATTATGGAATGTATTATAAATAGTGCTGAATGGCATTTTAAAGAAATTTTAAAGCATTTAGGAGAGAATGTGGAAAGGGAAGGTCTAAAAGATACTCCAAAGCGTTACATAAAGTTTATGAAAGAATTTTTAGAACCAAAAGAATTTAACTTTACAAGTTTTGAAGCAGAAGGAACAGATGAAATGATACTACAAACAAACATTCCTTTTTATTCTTTATGTGAACATCATACAGCTCCTTTTTTTGGATTTGCTAATGTAGCATACATTCCAAATGAAAAAATTGTTGGTTTAAGCAAATTAGCAAGGACTGTTGATTTATATGCAAATCGTTTTCAAAATCAAGAAAGAATAACTACACAAATTGCTGAACGATTACAAAATGAATTAAATCCAAAAGGGGTGGCTGTTCATTTAAAAGCGCAGCATCTTTGTATGTGCATGCGTGGAGTTAAAAAACATGACACTTGGACTTCAACGAGTAAAATGTTAGGAATATTTAAAGAAGATCAAAAAGCAAGGCACGAATTTTTAAGTTATATTGTATGAGTAATCAAACGAAATCGAACACTAAAAAAGAGCTTGATTTAAAGCAGTTAGCAATGATTGAGGCTTTAGAAAAAACGCTTGGAGTTGTTACGACAGCTTGTAAGCAGGTTGGTATAGTACGTTCAACGCATTATGAATGGATGAAGATTAAAGCATATAAAAAAGCAGCAAAGGATGTTAAAAATGTTGCTTTGGACTTTGGCGAATCCTGTTTGCATAAGGGAATGGCAAAAGGAAATCCATTATTAATAATGTTTTATTTAAAATGCCAAGGGAAAGAGCGTGGTTTTATTGAACAAAATATAGTTGAGATTAAAGGTAACATGAAATTCAAAGCAGATTTTGGCATCAGCAACACTATACATCCCACATCGGAAGCAGAGGGAGATACATCATTCGATAAATAACGAGCCTTATAAGTACTATATACTTTCTATTGGTAGGCAGTTCGGCAAGACCTTACTGGCTACTAATCAAATGATGTACTGGGCATTGAATAACAATAACGTTAAGATTGGATGGGTATCCCCTATTTATAGACAATCCAAAAAAGTATTCAAAGAAACCTACAAAGCATTTGAGAAACGACCTGAAATATATTCAAAGAAAACAAGCCATTCCGATTTAATAATTGAATACGTTACTGGTTCATCTATACAGTTTTTCAGTGCGGAGAACTACGATAACATAAGGGGCAACACATTTGACTATCTCATTTGTGATGAGTTTGCATTCATGAACTCGGAAGCATGGACAGAAGTATTAAGAGCAACAGTTTTGGTTTGTGGTAAAAAAGTTTTATTAATTTCAACACCAAAAGGCAAAAATCACTTCCATCAAATATTCAATTTAGCAGGGGATAATTCTCTTTACAAATCCTATCACTTAACTTCCTATGACAATCCCCTAATTGATGCAAAGGAAATAGACGATGCAAGGGCAACACTACCCGAACACGTATTTAGGCAGGAATACCTTGCAGAGTTCGTGGATGGTGGCAGTGGCTTATTCATTAATCCCATCACAATAACATCCGCAGAAAAAACAAATAGAATGTACGCAGGTTTGGATATAGGCAGAGCAGACGATTACACTGTTCTAAGCGTGTTTAATGATAAGGGTGATATGTACTATATCGAAAGGTGGAATCATGACACATGGGCAAATATAGTAGGCAAGGTAACACAACGTATTAACGAGTTCAACTGCTATACATTTGTCGAGGTGAACGGAGTTGGTGATCCTATCTATGAGCAAGTAAAATCAAAGGTTAATGATGCTAACTTAATCAAGCCATTTGTAACCACATCGAAAAGTAAGCAGGATATAATTGAGCAGCTTGTTGTTGCAAACCAAAATAAAGAGGTACGATTTATAGATAAAGAATGGCTTCTAAAGGAGTTAGACCTATTCACCTACGAATACAACCCTAAAACAAAATCAGTTCGTTATTCTGCCCCTAATGGCTTCCACGATGACGGAGTGATGGCATCCGCTATTGGTTATAATGCTATGAAGTCATTAAAATCTTCGGGTGTATATTCGATGGGATAAAAAAAACATTACTTTCCTTTGTTTCCGCTTGTTCTACCGATGGGCAAAAGTCATTTGATTTGCTATATTAAATTATGAAGGTAGCAAACACATGGGCAGAAGTATCCCTAAAACAATACATTGAGATTACTGACATATCACAAATAGATATGGATGAGTTAGACAAGCAAATAAAGGTCTTAGCAGTATTATCTAATACTAGCGAGGACTTACTATGTGCTATGGAACTATCATTGCTAAAACAAGCAATAAGGGGCTGCCAATTCATTTATACCAAGCCACCGACAAAACACATTAAGCAATCTATCAAAATAGGTGGACATAGGTTCAACATCAATACTAATTTAAAGAAGATTACAGGAGGGGAATATATAGATTTAACTTCTATGATAAAGGAGAAATCAGATGTTACAAAAAATCTGCCTAAAATAATTGCCATCTTTCTCCATCCTGTTAATTTTTTTAGATTTAAAAAGAAAAATTGCTATGAAAAGGATTGTCAAACGCTAGAGAGCAGGAACAAGACTGCTAAAATAGTTGAAGACAAATTAATGATGGATGATGTTATGATGTTGTCAGGTTTTTTTTTGAAGAGTTGGCAAGTCTTAGCAAAGGCTACGCTGGACTATTCGGAATTACAAACGAAGAAGGCGAGGAAGCAACTGAAAAAAGCAATAGCCAAGGATTCCAAGAGTACTGGGGATGGCATTTAATATTAGATAGCCTTTCAAATCACGATAGGACTAAGTGGGAGTTTTTTACATCCATGAATATTATTGAGTTCTTAAATTGTATTTCATTTTTTAAAGACAAACAGAAATGGGAACACGAACAAAATCAAATAGCAATAAGAAATGCCAATAGAAAGAGCCGATAGGTTAGTTGTAAATAAAGAATTTGTTGCTAAGACAGTTGAGGAGATATTTTTAAAATACAGGGCTGATTTAATACAGGATTTGCGAGAGAGTTTAATAAATGTCAATCGTGATCAGCCTGGAGAACTGTTAAAAAGTATTGATGGATTTATTAAAGTAGAATCTAATAATATTTCCTTTGAGTTAGTAATGAATGACTATTGGAAGTTCGTTGATAAGGGTGTTGATGGCACAAAACAAAGCAGAGGATCAGAATATAAGTACAAAAAAAATGGTAAAAGAATACCATTAGATGCAATGTTAAAATTAATTAAGTTTCGTGGACTTGTTCCTAAATCAGTAGCGAAACCTAACAAAAGAGTGAATAAAAAACTTGGAGCAAAGAAAATAAATGCAGCTTATGAAAGTTATGCGTGGGCTTTAGGAGCAGTGATAAAGAGAGATGGATTAAGACCTACGCATTTTTTTACCAATGTAATTAACGAAGATTTAAAACAGCGACTAACAAAAGAAATATCCGAAGCATTAAAAAAAGATATTGAAATAAATTTTACAACATCATAAATGGCTTATTCAATTTCACAACAACCATCACTATATGCACCTGCTTACAACGATCAGATATATGTTGTAACATCTAGCAATAACGGACAGACTAATTTTAATTACATAGCACAGGTGTTTATAGGTAGTGATGTAATTACTCTCAAAGCACCTGCTAATCCTACGTATGGAAGTGGTGTATTTAATATTGGTAGAATTATAGAAGCTTATGTTAATAGTGATATTGATAGAACTGCTGTAAGTTTTCAAACCAACGCAAATAGCTATAAGGAATACTATGTCCGATTTGGTGAGGAGTTCGGAACTACGATAGTCCAACATTTAAACAGAACTCAAACAGTTGTCAAGTATGTATGGAATGGTGTCTTAGACTTCTTAGAATCCCAGTCATACAATCAAGATTCATACACGATGGAAGGTTCAGGCGCATGGCTTACAAGGTTCACAGGTGCAAGGAATCAACTAACAGGGGATTACAGTTGGTTGTATTGGTTAGCGGATGGAAGTAATAGTCTTTTATTATCCCATATTGATATTAAGAGTTACACATCGGCAGATGTTTTAATAAAGTCATGCGGAGTAACGAACACATTGTCATCAAGTGGAGTAATAGGGAATCATTTTGCAAGATTCGGAACTGGCAAGGATCAATTAAATGCAATACCAGCAGCGTTAAGATATGGAACGCAACCTATTATAGCTTCAAATGCTGCTTATTATAAAGTTGAATTTCAAACTTCAACAAGTGGAGTAATTAGTTCAACGATTCAATATAATATAACGGATGCAGATTGTAAGTATAGTAATTATAGACTTCATTTCCTTAACGATTCGGGAGGATTTGAATCATTCAACTTCACTAAGTTATCAATCAAATCAACAGATATTAATAGACTGCAATACAAAGCACCAATAGGCGCATTAACTTCCGCCAGTGCATTTGGCTACGCTGTTAAAGATAGAGGCGACAGGCAGTATTTTATAAGTTCTAAAGATACAATTAAGATAAAGAGTGATTGGCTAACTGATTTAGAAATGGTAATGCTTAGGCAACTTGTTGAAAGCTCTGAAATATATTTGGATGACAGCACTTACGGATTGATTTCAGTAACCTGCTCAGCAACGAGATTCGACACTAAAACTATTTTAAATAATAAAGTATTTAATTTAGAATTAGATATACAATATGGATTTGACCGATATAGACAACGCTACTAAATGAGAACAAGACTAGAACTAGGAACGAGTGGAAGTATTGATTTACTTGATAATATACCCTATTCATTAAATTATGCTATCGCAGATATAAGAGAACCTGATAAGCGTAATAGTAGCTATTCTAAAACTATAAAGATACCGGGCAGCAAAGCAAATAATATAATCTTTGCTCATATCTTCGAAATTAATATACAATCTAATTTTAACGCAAATCTTAAAACACCATGTAGGCTATATGTTGATGAACTATTGCAGATGCAGGGATTCTTACAACTACTTAAAATAAATAAAACAGATGATAATCAGATAGAATATGAGGTTGCCATCAAGGGTAATGTTGGTAATATATTCACAGACTGGGCAGACCTTCAATTAACTGATTTAGATTTATCAGCTTACAATCATACGTATAATAAGGCAGCGCAGAAGGCTTCATGGGTAGCGACTTACGGTGTTGGCTATGTTTATCCAATGATTGATTATTGTGTAACAAATGGTTCAAATGGATTAACTTTTGATGTAGAAAATTTCTATCCTGCGGTCTATGTGAAGCAGTATATTGATTCGATGTTTACATTGGCAGGATATACTTATAGTTCTGCTTTTTTTGATAGTGCTTTTTTTAAACGATTGATTATACCTTTTAATGCAACAACTTTATTATTATCGGAAGCAGAATTAACATCAAGATATTTTAAAGCTAAACGTAATACTAACTACGCAGCAAAAACATTGGTGTCGGTAGCCAATTCTGATTTTATAGCTTTCACAGCACAGACTACACCAACTTTAATACAAATAAATACGGATGTATCAGATGTTAGTAATCAATTTAATACAAGCACATTTATTGCCACAATATCTGATTCGGGGTATTATACATTCACAGCTTCTATAAATTTTAGTTTAAGTTTTAGTTTGCTGACAACTTCACCATCTACATTGCCTGTTGGGAATATAATATACTTTAATATCTGCGTATATGATTCATCAAACAATTATTCTCATACAATAGGAGTAGGATCTTACACAATACCAACACAATCTATATCAAATGGAGGTACAACTTCTGTATATACAACTACATTTACAACAGCTCTAATTTATTTAAGTCCAAATCAAAGGATTGGCTGTGCATTTACTTTTCAATCAATAAATTTAATATCAGGAATTTATTTAGGTCAGGCGGGAGAGATAGTGTTGAACATTACTGCTGATAGTAGTTTAGAAAATAATGCTGTTAATAATGGAATTTTTGATGGCGAAGCAGTTGTTATGAGTACGATGGCTATCCCTCGTAATATTAAGATAAAAGATTTTTTTACTTCCATAATTAAAATGTTCAATCTGTATATTGAAACGGATAAGACAATAGCAAATAAACTTTATATCGAGCCACGTAATGACTTCTATTCAGTAGGTGTTACAAAGGATTGGACTGACAAATTGAGTATTGACAGAGTGATGGATATTGATCCAATGGGTGAGTTAAATGCTTCACGCTATACTTTTAAATACAAGGAGGATAAAGACTATTACAATGAGAAATATAAAAACGGATTCTTAGAGCCTTATGGCACAATGAATAAGGATATTGATACTGATTTTATTAAAAGCACTAAAGAAATTGATATTATATTTTCTCCTACACCATTAACAAAAATAGGCACAACTGATAGAATTATTTCACAAATAGCAACACAAGGAAATAATGGATTGGGATTGACAAATATAAAAAATTACAACCTAAGAATTCTTTATTTTGATTTAAAAAATACAAATGATTCATGGCAATATACTGGAAGTATATCAGGAACAACAACTGAAACAACCTATCCATACGCAGGGCATGTTGATACTCCATTACTTCCAACTATTGATTTAAATTTTGGAGTGCCAAAAGAAATATACTACATCACAACAGCTTACACAAATAATAATCTTTACAATAAATTTTATAAAAAATATATCGAAGAAATAACGGATAAGGATAGTAAGATAATTACAGCTTATTTTTATTTAACACCTTTAGATATTTACTTATTAGATTTTAGAAATCAGTTTTTTGTTGATGGCAACCTGCTACGATTGAATAAGATTTACGATTACAATCCGCTATCTAACGAACTAACAAAATGTGAGTTTATAAAGATTAAAGAAGCTTTATCATTTGTTGCTGAATTAGGTGTTGCAGTAGGTGTTATTGGTCCTGCTTATGATACAGGTGACGATGTGCCAATATTAGTTAATACAGGGACAGTTGGTCCGATTGGTACATTTGTAGGCAATGGAAGTGTAGTTGATACTACTGTGGTTAATAGTGTTGTGCTTGGAACTGGAAACTATGTTGGTGCAGGTTCGGGCAATGTAGGAATATTTGGAAGTAGCGGAGTAACTGTATTTCCTGGTGTTACCGATGTTTTCGTTTTGAACTCAAATAATGTTGTTGTTACTGAGAGTAATATTTCTATTGTGAATGGTGTGTTCTTACCTACTGGAAGCCAAAGCGAACAAGGGATTACAGCCTATGCAGGTGGCGGACAAACAAATGGTTATCAAACAACAAAGAAATTTAATCTAATAGAAACAGTGGCTACTACTGCTGATTCCATCAAGACAATATTAGCGACATTAAATGCAGAGCAGACATTTAAGAATGTAGGAGCAAATAGTATGACAGTGTACCCTAGATTAGGCGAACAATTCAGAAGGGGGACAACATTGTTAGGGGCTAATGTAGGCTATGCGGTAGCGAGTAGGAATAGCTTACACATCTACTGCTATGAAGAAGGTATATGGACAGATTAATAATTAAAATAAATGGCGATAGATATAGCGTATAAAGCTTCCGTTGATATTGGTGATGGAACAAAATCACTAAAATCACTAAAGCAAGAATTTAAAGATGCACAGAAAGAACTGGATGGCTTAACAACAGGCTCAGAGAAGTATATTGCTACGCTTAAGAAATTAGGTACTATTAGAGATGACATTGGGGATTTGAATGCTGAGATAAATGCTTTTAATCCCGAAGGCAAGGTACAAGCATTTGGCAATGTTATAAGTGGTGTGGCATCAGGATTTCAAGCTGCTACTGGTGCAATGGCTTTATTCGGAGGGGAGAATAAAGAATTAGAGAAACAACTTCTAAAGGTTCAGGCTGTAATGGCATTCACCGAAGGAATAAAGGGTGTAATAGCGATGGGTGATAGCTTTGCGACCTTAACCAAAGTATTAAAATCAACAACATTAGGAACGTATCTTGTAACAGCAGCCCAGTACGCTTATAATCTTGCATTAGCGTTGAATCCAATAGGCTTATTAATTGCAGGATTAGCAGCGGTGGTGGTTGGTATAAAATTATTTACTGACTCAACTAAT